TTCTGCTCCCGATGCTTTTGTACAGGGCATTATGGAAGGCGTAGATTGGATTATGAATGGTGGTAAATGGGTGCAGACTTTCGTAGAAAAATCTCAATACGAAATTAAAAAAGCTAGAAAATCTGAGTTAGAAACAACTAAATTGCGTATTTTCGAAGACTTTTTAAAGAAAATGTAAGTAAAATAGCAATTATTATAAATATTTAGAACCATAGTAAAGGAGCATAAATATGTCCGACGAGAATACAGAGATTCCTGAAGATTTAGAAGATCAAGGAGAAGATCTACAGGAATTTAAAGCAGATGATGGGGAGTCAGAAGTCCCTGAGCCTGTTAAATTAAAATCAAAACCAGCCCCTAGCGATAAGCTAGTAAAGTTAGCCACTGGTGATAGTATTAGAAAAGGTACTAAAGTAGGCATGATTAATGACATGATGTCAAAACTTCATGGCATGAATAAAGATTCTCTTAAAGTCCAACATAATAAAATGATGGAAGAACTAGATGATGAAGACAGAGATGATAGCGAAGAAGATAATGCGGCAATTAAAGAAAATAAAGTAACTGCCACAGATATCGATCTAACAGATGATGTCGCTGCTATTTTCGGCGATGAAGATCTATCAGAAGAGTTTAAAGCTAAAGTAACTACTATTTTTGAAGCTGCTGTTGTTTCTAAGATTAATGAGAAACTAATGGAAGTAACTCAAAGACTAGAGTCTGAAAATATAGCAGAATCTCTAAAGAATCATGAAGATATGGTAGAAAAGACTGATAGCTATTTAGATTATGCAATTAACGAGTGGAAAGATGAGAATCGTTTGGCTCTGGAATCTGGAGTTCGTACCGAGATTGCTGAAGAGTTTATGTCTGGTATTAAAAAGCTATTTGAAGATAGTTATATCGATATCCCAGAAGATAAAGTTGATGTCCTATCTAATATGTCCGAGAAATCAGATGAATTAGAAGAATCTCTTAATAAAGAAATCGCAAAGAATGTAGAGTTATCAGATAATATTGAGAAGTTAATTCGTAATAATGTTGTTGCAGAAGCTTCCTTTGCGTTAACTGATGCTAATACTGAGAAGTTAGTAGATCTATCTGCTGGCATAGATTTTGTATCAGAAGAAGATTTTCGTGCGAAAGTTACTATGATTAAAGAAAGCTATTTCACCGATGAAGATAAAGTACAATCTTTTGTCGATGATGATGAGCCTCTTGAAGTAACTGATGATACAAATATTCCACAGAATATGTCTCATTATGCGGCCGCCATTTCTAGAAGTATCAAGAAATAAGGTATCTTATAAATAATAATAGCCAGTAATAAAAGGAGTTACAACAATGTTAACTGAAGATCTAATCAAGAAATGGGGCCCAGTTCTTGAGCATCCTGACCTAATTGATATTAAGGATCCTCATAAGAGGCAGGTTACCGCAGTTCTACTAGAGAACCAAGAGAAAGCTTCACGCGAAGCAGCTTTCGGTTCAGGTGGCTATCAAATGCCATCACTACTTGGTGAGGCCGCACCTTCTAATGCTATGGGTGCTTCTTCTTCAACTGCTAGTGCTGGTTCTGTCGATATTTTCGATCCAGTCTTAGTCGCACTCGTCCGCCGCTCCATGCCAAATATGGTTGCGTATGACGTTTGTGGTGTACAGCCAATGACAGGTCCAACTGGACTTATCTTTGCTATGCGCTCACGTTTCAACACCCAATCTGGTGCAGAGGCGCTTCATGACGAAGCTAATACTTCTCACTCAGCTACCGGCTCAACTACTGCTAATACCGCCAACTTTGCTGGTGTTATCGATGGTTCCGCTGGTGGTCTACAGTCTGGTGATGATCCAACTGCCCGTGCTACCGGTGGTGCTTATAGCCCACATACTGGTATGTCAACGGCATCTGGTGAAGCACTTGGCGATGCCGCAGCTAATGCATTCTCCGAGATGGCTTTCTCCGTCGAGAAGGTTGCAGTAACCGCAGTCTCTCGCGCCCTCAAGGCAGAGTACACCATGGAACTCGCTCAAGATCTTAAAGCCATTCATGGCCTAGATGCTGAGACCGAGCTTTCAAACATCCTTTCCGCTGAAATTCTTTCAGAAATTAACCGGGAAGTCGTTCGTACCATTAACTATACTGCTACCGCTGGTGCTCAAGAGAACACTACAACCGCAGGTACTTTCAATCTAGATGTCGATTCAAATGGCCGGTGGTCAGTTGAGAAGTTCAAGGGTATGATCTTCCAAATCGAGCGCGAAGCCAATCAGATCGCTAAGTCTACTCGTCGCGGCAAGGGCAATGTCCTAATCTGCGGTTCAGACGTAGCTTCTGCTCTACAAATGGCAGGCGTTCTAGACTATACTCCAGCACTTTCGGCTGGTCTAAATGTCGATGACACGGGCAATACTTTCGCCGGTGTTCTAAACGGTCGGATCAAAGTCTATGTTGATCCATACTTCTCTAGTGCTTCAGGCAACCAGTACTTCACCGTAGGTTATAAGGGTTCTAGCGCATTCGATGCTGGCCTCTTCTATTGCCCATACGTTCCATTGCAGATGGTTCGTGCGGTTGGTGAAAATACCTTCCAGCCAAAGATTGGCTTCAAGACCCGCTACGGCATGGTCGCGAACCCATTCGCTACTACAAGTGCTGATGGTGCTATTGCCTTCGCTAAGAAGAACGTTTACTATCGCATTGTAACCGTTTCTAACCTAATGTAAGATTGGGGTTAACCCAACCTGACTAAGAGGGGGGCTTCGGCTCCCCTCTTTTTTTTATATAAATACATTAGGAGGAACATATATGGCATCGGATCCCATTAATAAAAATTTCTTGGGTCAAACTGGTTTTAGATTGGTGCTTGATAGAACACCAACAATGAATTATTTTTCCCAATCAGCTAGTCTCCCATCAATTTCTTTGGGCACGGCTAATATTGTCAACCCTCTAATCGACTATCCACTACCCGGTGAAAAACTTACATTCTCACCATTCAATATTTCTTTTAGAGTAGACGAAGATTTAAAAAATTATATAGAAATATATAATTGGTTGGTGGGATTAGGATCTCCTACATCAACAGATCAATATAAAAATTATCAAAATGCTAGTACCAATCAAGCTAGTCTATCTGATGCTACACTATCTATTCTAAGTAGTAAATACAATCCTAATCTAAGAATTAAATTTCAAAAGATGTTTCCAGAATCTATCTCTGAACTACTATTCACTAGTACTGGATCTGATATTGAATACTTAGAAGCTACTGTTAGTTTCAGATATTCGTTGTATACTATAGAATCTCTCTAATGGAAGACCTCTACTATCGTGAAATTATCTGGCAACTCCCTACTCTAAAAGATTTTATATATATTATAATAAGTGTTGTTCCCTCTTTTATTGTGGGGTTCTATTCTGCAAGACTTGTCTATAAAAGTAAACCTAATAAAAAGAAAGGTAAAAAATCTTGAAAATAGAAGATATTATGAACGAATGGACTAAAGATACTGTTATGGATAACACTTCACTTGATAAAGAAAGCTTGAAGATACCCACATTACATTCTAAATGGCTCCGCATTCTAAGTACTGAACGACAAAAATTAAGAAGTATACATATAAAGAGACAAACACTTACCAAAGTACTTGGGGAATATTTTCGAGGAGAATTGAATAATCCAGAAGACCTAGAAGAAATAAAGCGGGGCCCCTGGCTGGGTAAAACTGTTATTAAAAGTGAAATGCAACATCATGTAGATGCAGATTCAGATATGATAGAGTTGAATTTAAAAATGGCCTATCAACAAGAAAGTGTTGATGTACTAGATTCTATTATGAAAGAAATCAATAGTAGACAGTGGAATATTAGAAATGCAATTGAATGGAGAAAGTTCGAAAACGGAGTCGGATAGTGATATATACATTATATCTCATAATGAAGTACATATAAGAATAGAAAGCGATCGAGGAATAGCTCAAGAATTAAATGAACACTTTTCATTTTATATTCCGGGTTATCGTTTCATGCCCGCGTTTAAATCTAGAAGTTGGGACGGTAAGATACGTCTCTTCGATCTAAATAAACTTATCATATATAAAGGTCTCATAGAAGAAGTAAAAAAATTCGCTACTTCACGAAACTATACAATAGAAATAGATAATAGTTTAGATACCGCAAATGAATTCTCTATGTATGAATGCGGGCAATTTATACAATCAATAAAAACTAAATTAGAACCTAGACAGTATCAAATTGAAGGATTTGTTCATGCGGTTCGTAATAATCGTTGTTTATTGTTATCTCCTACTGGTAGTGGTAAGTCATTTATTATCTATTTGATTACACGATTTTATCCTCAAAGAAAATTAATTATCGTACCTACTATATCATTAGTACATCAACTGGAGAAAGACTTTAAAGATTACTCTGGTCAGCCGGGATTTAGAACATTAAAGATTACAGGTGATACTAATAAAGACTGGGTTTATCGTATAGATGAAGATATAGTTATCACTACTTGGCAATCTATATACAAGATGCCTAGATCTTGGTTTACTCAATTCGGTGTAGTTATAGGAGATGAGGCTCACCAATACAAAGCAAAGTCTCTTACTTCTATATTAGAAAAGATGCCTACTTGTAAATTTAGATTTGGCTTTACTGGCACATTAGACGGCACAGAGACACATCAATTAGTATTAGAAGGACTATTTGGTAAAGTTAAATCTCTAGTTAAAACAAAAGAGTTAATGGATATTAATCAATTAGCTAAATTACAAATTAAGATATTACTACTTAAATATAATAAACAGACTTGCAAAGAGCGAAGTGGTTTAAAATATAGTGATGAGATGGGGTTTATTATAGGCCATCAGAAGAGAAATGAATTCATAAAAAATCTAGCCTTATCATTAGAAGGTAATAGTCTTATATTATTTCAGTATGTTGAAAAACATGGTAAGATACTATATGATTTAATAAAGAATACGGCCGATAAAAGAAGAAAGATTTTCTTTGTGTTTGGTGGTACAGATGGTGAAGCAAGGGAATCTGTACGAGAAATTACTGAAAAAGAAACTGATGCTATTATTATAGCTTCATATGGTACTTTCTCAACTGGTATTAATATTCGCGCTTTACATAATATTATTCTTGCTAGTCCGTCTAAAAGTAAAATTAGAAATCTACAGTCAATAGGTCGAGGACTTAGAACAAACGAAAATAAAGATATATGTACCTTATTTGATATAGCTGATGATTTACAACACGGTAAAAAAGTTAACTTCACATTAAAACATCTTTTCGAAAGAGTTAAAATATACAATCAAGAGAAGTTCGATTACAAAATGTATAAAATCAATCTGGAGAAATAACAATGTTAAATCTAGATGAAAACACAGAATATCTACATAGATTAGTTTACCTAAGTAATAGCACAGTTCTCATGGGAGAAATCTTATCACTTACTCAAATTGGAATATTATTAAAAGATCCTGTTACTATAGTTTCAAATAATAATAAATTATTCTTTACATTACTATTTAATAGTATGACAGACTCTAGGGTCTTCCCTATCAGTTCAACGCATATCATATCTTTTGCTAATCCCAATGATATTATCATAAATCATTATAATGACTTTGTAAAGAAGGTAATACCAGAAAACAAAAAGCTTAATAGATCATTAGCTAATAATCATATGTCTACCTCTAACCATGACATCACTACACTTCATTAATCTCTGACATAGTAATAATAGCACTTGTCAACCCCCGAGTCAAGAGAAAAATAATAAAACTTTGTAGATTTTTTCTCTTGACACACAGTGGTACCTATGGTATTATATTGTTAGTATTTTAGTAATAACACTCTTTGTCAGTGTTCAGCCACTAGTAAATACTAAATTCGTTTAGCATTTACGGTTGAACACTAAAAGGAGAATATATTGACTAAAATTAAGAAGATTCAACAAAGAGAACATTATGTAGATAATAAGAAATTCTTTAGCGCGATGGTCAAATTTAAAGCATCTTGTGATGAAGCAGAAAAAGAAAATGAACTTAGACCAAGAGTACCACCCTATGTGGGCCAGTGTATTATGAAAATTGCTTATAAATTATCCAATAAACACAATTTCATTAATTATCCGTTCAAGGAAGAGATGATCGGCGATGGCATTGAAAATTGTATTCTGTATATCAAGAACTTTGATCCAGACAAGTCAAGTAATCCATTTGCCTATTTTACACAAATAATCTACTATGCTTTTCTTAGAAGAATTGAAAAAGAAAAGAAAGGCTTATACACAAAATACAAAGCAATTGAAATGTTTAATTTGAATAATAGTATGAGTCCTGAAGATGCAGAATATATTACAAGTAGTTCTGCGGCTGCTGAAAATGCTAATATCTTTATACGTGATTTTGAGGAAAAGAGATTTAATAAATGACGAAAGTGGCGTTAATAACAGACACCCATTTCGGAGCTAGAAATGATAGTAGGGTATTTGCGAAGTATTTTTCTAAATTTTGGTCTGAAATCTTCTTTCCATATATAGACAATCATAGTATCGACCATGTCATCCATCTCGGCGATATCGTAGATCGTAGAAAATACATAAATTATGTTACAGCAGATAACCTAAAGAAAGATTTCATTCATCCTTTAAAAGAAAGAAATATCAAGTTCTGGTGCCTCATTGGTAATCATGATATATACTATCGTAATAGTTTAGAAATTAATGCTTTAGACCAGTTAT